ACTGCATATTTACGCAATCATAAAAATAACCTTTTTTAGGGCCATGATCAGAACCTAACGAATGCCATGGACCAGTAGTCCAATCGTCAAATGTGACAATATCTTTCTGCTCTGTAGGCATTATCCATGCTCCCAATCCCTACGTGTAGCTATATTTACAGGCTCATAACTTCTAGAAACATCATCAGCAAAAGACTTTAACTGTTGCTTATATTGAGTTTCTAACATTTGATACAACTCACTATCTCTAAGCTTTTGAGCTACATACGAAGAAGCCTTAGTAACAATAACATTGTCAAACCAATCAGGATTGCCAACAGTAGCACTCGTGCTACCCAAAACATCAGTAGTTTCTAAATACCTATGCTCAATAGAATACGCTTTATCAGGCACAGGATACAAATAAATAACACCAGCATGCTCAGTATAATAAGCAGGAGTACCCGTCATATCAGCCCAAGCAACACGCCTAGTCCATTTCCAAGTACGTTTTTGTAAAACAGCAGGAGGGTCCACTAAAGTAACAGATAAAGTATTGCGCCAATCAGCCGCAGGTGTATACGTGTTGTCATTAGCACTAACAGAAATAGTTTCTACTTGTTGTCGCCAAGGCCAACTATATTGCGACTCAACGTCTTGCATAGCCGCATTAAGAAAGTCAAGAATATTAGCATCAGTTACCCTGGCATCATCAGTAGCCAAATTAACTCGATTACGTATTTGAATAATTAACGCAGAAGCCGCAGTCATAATCCCATCTCTAATTCTATCCAACTTTTAAGAGCCATAATTTTCATAATTTGTTGTTGATCCTCAGTAAAAGACGTAATAGGAGGAAACCCAGAAACATCAATTTCAGGTTGAGGAGCAACAGTAGGAACAGTACTAGCAGGAACTACTTGTTGCATACGTTGTTTACGATCAACATTTTGAGCATTAGAAACATCAACAGCTCTAGGCTCAACAGGAACTTTCTTAGGAGTAGGCGCTCCCATCTTAGGCATTTGTTTACGTGGTTTACGATTGTCACGACGAGCTTCTCGAACCATTGGATTTTTAGCTACATTACGAGAATGTATTCTTTGCGAATCTAAATTACCTGCTCGTTTTTCTACCATAAAACTACCTTAGTACACTCTGCTACGATAGCCACCAACTTCTTTATGGTGGGCTAAAGCAACTTTATCCTCAGCTTCCGCCATCCGATCAGCATGTTCCTTTGCTTGATCTTCCATTATTTTGTCATTATGAGTATCTATCTCATCAACTATTTCATCAATAGATTTTCTTGACATATCACGCATTAACAAATACTGCACCATCTGATATGGATTAGGAGGAGGATCAAAAGGAGCAGAACCTACCAAAGTTTCTCTGCCAGGCCCGTTCCGCTCATCCCATATTTCAATGCGATTTAATTCTTTATTCCAACAAACCATAAGAAAGGGATCACCTTCCCAACCCATAGCTGGAGATCCTTTAGTTATAATATCTGCTAGATCATTGCCTATAAGTTTAGTTTCTCGAATACGTTTAGTTAATTCTGATCTGTTCATAACTCTCCTAAGACCGACAAGGAAGAAAGGAAAAAAACCTTGCCGGTCCTAGTTTAGAGGTTATTTACCTGTAACTTGTACCAAACAACGTAAAGTATTGATATCTGTAGTATCGCCCACTTCAGCTTCTTTACCTGTAGTGCCGTCTTCTACGAATACTTTAAGTTTGCTATTGGTGTCATCCCAGATAACACGGTGCAACGCAAGATTAGTTGAGTGAACAATTAGTGAATCTATTTGGTGCAACCCAGAAAACTGAGTATTAGCCAAAGCTTCTCCGTTTGTAGGGTAGCTATCATCAAACGCAATTTTTGCGTCAATGACTACCCTGTCACCCATAATCCTACGGTCTTCATTAGATATCGTTAGAGCCATGATTAACTCTCCGATAGGTCAGAAATTTTACCGTGTGTGTTTCTCTGGTCAGTACAGATTTGATGATACTTAAACATGTAAGCTTCAAATTGATCGTAGCCAGCAGTATTCCTAAGAATAGCTCCGTCATAATCTGCCCATTCCCAGTCAGACATTTCGTGTTGAACGATATGGCTGGTGTTAAGCAGGTATGCCAGGTTAGCTGGGCAATCTCTATCAGCTACAAGTGGAAGTGAAACATCTCCGCAATCAATAGTCAGAGCTTTAAAACCACCCTTAAGGGTAAGAGAAGCTCCGTCATTGAATCGCTTCATGCTCTTCAACTGTGCCGCATAGTTACGACGTACACCTTTAGTGGTGACACATAGGTTCGGGCTTTTGCCTGATTCTATGTCTATGTCGTCAATGACTTTCTCAAAGAGAGTGTCAGTTGCGGCTCGGTTTGTGCCACTGTTGTCGTTGATAATAGATGACCAAGATGGGTATGTGCTTGAATCTATGTTATGTAGCGAAGTACCAGCGGTCCCAACGATCTTTGCAAGACCGATAAGTTCGTGTGTACCTGCATTGTCAGCGGCATCTGCACCTGAACCGTCAGCATCTTTTTTGTTACCTTGCCTAAATAGAAAGTGCGAGGTTCCAATTCCTGATGTTGGGTTAGAGGTAAAGGTTACTGTACCTGCTGATTTATCAATAGATAAAATTTCAAGCCCAGCGCCTTTAGCGTCAGCGTCAATTACTGTACCAATGTCAATCAACATACCAACATGAAGTTGATTCAGTTGCTGTGTTGTTGGGCTAGTAAGTGTAACTGTTGCTGTAGATACTGAAGCGCATTGTGCTATAGCCGCATTTCCATCGTTAAAGATTTGACGGTTAATGTCACGACGTAGGTCGTTAACACCTTGTGTCATCTCTGATGAAAGTGCTCGCACAAATGAACCTGAGTCATTTACTGTTGCTTTCATAGCTTGTCCAGATACTTTGATCCGCAGATAGTTATAGGCAAGGCCTACTCTTTCTTCTGCATATCCCTGGCTTCCTGCCGTTGGTAGTTGACCGCCTTCTGCTCTAGCACCAACACCGCTGTTGCGTTGTACGTGCAAAGAAAGTACAGCTCGGCGACCTTCTACGTGACGTGAAGACCGTTCGATCTGAGCAAGCATCATGTTTTCATTATTTAGCTGTTCACGAGCTGGTGGAAGATAATATTCCTTTAGCGCCGCATCCAGCGTAGTAGTCGTTGCCGTCATTTGGCTAACTCCTTATATGCTTGTAGATGAATAAATTACTTCGTCTTGCTATCAAAGCCTGCTTTGATGCGACTTGGTGACCTGTCACCTACAACTAAATATAAAGTATTTGTAACCTAAATGCAACTATTCTTCAACTTGTGAAGCTGTATGATTAGAAAAAGCCGCATTAAGTTCCTCAGAAGTTAACACTCCATCGTCAGCAAATGCAATTGCAATTTTCTGTAGGACTTGCGCCACAGCACACACACCACTCAGAATTGCGGCCTTGTAAACTGGGATGCCGCCAATCATACTGGCTCCCCCTATAATTGCCATTACCTGTATTCCGAAAACACTCACAATGCGTAGAACTGTGTTTGCAAAAAGATTCACTTTTCTTCACTGTCCCAATTAATAAGTACACCAAACATGTGGACAATAAAACTTGCAATAGAAATGTAAATACCATATTCACGTGTTTCTCCTGATAATGTAATCAATACAAGGCCAGTACCTCCAATAGTCCAGCCAAGCATGGTTGTCTCTCGAATAAATCTCTTCAAGAATTTAATCATGTATTCCTCCTTCGTTGAGGGATTGATGGACCGCTTGCAGGCGATGAACCTAGTATAGGCTTCGGCTGTACCGCAGGTCTAGCGGCTACTACTGCACTTACTGTTGTTGCCGCCACAACAACACGCCTTTCTTCTACAGTTATGGTGCTATCTTCAGCAACATAATCGTCAAAACCACCATCAAAAATATTTACAGATTCTTCAAATTCATCTTTAACTTCATCCGGTGCTTCATTGAATAAAGCTGGAGCGGCTTCAAATAATTCTTCTAATTCTTCTTCTTCAGCTTCTTCAAAAAAATCTTCGTTATCTTCTAAGACATCTTCAAAAAATTCTTCAATTTCCTCTGGGTCTGATAATACTTCTTCCAAAAGTTCTGTTTCTTCCTCAAAGAGATCATCCACTTCAAGGTCTTCGTACTCGGATTCTTCCAATAATACTTCATCTTCTTCTATTATTTCAGGTTCTTGTTCCTCTTCCAAAGGTTCTTCGTCACTCAATTCCTCTTCAAACTCTTCAAGTAAAATTTCAATTTCCTCTTCTTCAATTTCTTCAAATTCCAGTTCTTCAAAATCTTCATAATCAATATCCTCCCATGTGATACCATTTTCCCATGGGACTAGTTCTAATTCCTCTATGTCTATTATCGGCATCTCAAATACTGGTAATGATGGCGTTGGGAGTGGAGATGGGATGGGTTCAGGCTCTGGTACTGGGGTGGGGAGTACCTCTGGTGGTGTGGGTTCTGGTTCTGGTAGCGGATCTGGCTCTGGGGTCGGCTCAGGAGTTGGATCAGGTTCGGGAGTAGGTTCAGGTGTCGGCTCAGGCGTTGGCTCTGGTGTTGGCTCTGGCTCAGGTTCCGGAGTTGGGTCAGGCTCTGGTTCAGGTTCTTGCTCCTGCGGAACAGTCCAATCTCCTCCAGAAATATCCATCGAATACGTGCCAACCGTATACTCATCAAAAACGTCAGCCTTAAGCACATACGTGCCAGGGTCTAAGGTTTCTTGTATGTAGGAATCCCAACAAAAATTTGTTCCATTATTGTGCGGAGCCGAATCATCATCTTCAAAAAGCAACGTTTCATTATCGTCATACAAATAAATATACGGGTCTGCACTCCCATTTTCCAATCCATGATCGTTACACGTTAAACTTGTATAAGTAGTAATAGTAACTTGTGTTGATTCTGCAATAACAAAAGTAAACTTAGGTCCTTCATCTACAGTATCTACAATTATTGTGCATTCCCAACCAGTTTCAGTTGCTGAACACACAGTTTGGGCAGGCGCAGGAGGCGCAAACCAAACAATTAAAAGCAAAGAAGCTAATAAACCTCTACTTAAAACTTGAAATAATTTTTTAGTTTGCCGGAACCTCGCCATACATCTCTTCCAAGTCGGATTCATCTAGATCTTTTCTGCGTACAACAGAACAAGATCCATCCTTTCCTAGAATAGATGCGGCATATCCTTTCAAAAAGCTTAGAACTGCGGCCCCACCAGATGCAAGTATAAGTTTCCATTCAGAAATACCCATATCTACAATTGAATTAGTGCCTAAAGTTCCGCCACAAGCTTGCAAAAACGTTGCTAAAACACGTTCTCCTAAATCCCTTAAATCTATTTTACCCATTCTTCATTAACGCCTTCCATGTGTTAGGTCCACATATGCCATCGGCAACAAGACCTTTTTTCTTTTGAAATTGTTTTAACGCTCTAAGTGTATACCAACCAAAATGTCCGTCAATACCTGTTCGAGCTGAAGGATATTTAGTTAAACGATAACCTAAATTAGCTAACCTTGACTGCATTAATTTAACAGCAGGACCTTTAGCATTTCTACGTAATGTAGTTTTCATAGCAGAAGCTATTTCAGCAAAAGCCCCACGATTTTGAGTCTTAGCTAAAACAGTAGCACCTACTTCAGCTTTCTTTTCGTCGTCACTAGACAAAGCAGGAGCATCATACCAATCATACTTTTGCGTATCATACCGATACCCGTACGCTTGATGATGCCACCACTCAGAAGGAACAGTCTTTTCCATCCCATATTCTCTAGCTACTTTATTCACATCCCCTGTGGATATCCTACCAACAATACGAAAATCAACAGCAAAACCATAATTCCCCTCAGGATGACTAGGCTGTTGCATGTGCCAAGAACCCTGGAAACCACCGCCAAATTTGCGATCTGGGTTCGCTACAAGGTTCGGGAACGTTCCTGCTTTATACCGTCGATACAAATCTTTTTGCTGTGCATAAGTCCTAACACCAGAACTAACAACAACCTTACCTTTAATACGTGGATCAGCAAAAAATTTCTCTAAACGATATTTCATCTTAGGATGCAATTCGTTAAGACGTACCCATTTACTAGAAGTAGGTATAGCCATTATTGACCTATCTCTGATTTAAGAAGAGTCATTAATGCGTCATCAGCGTCAGTAAAACTTAATGGAACATTTTCTCCAGCATTAGGTATTCCACCGCCACCTACTTGACCGCCAGTAGCAGGAACATTTAAAGATTCATTAGAAACTTCAGCATTCCCTATTTTAACAGAATCAGAAGATTCCTCAGTAGCAGTACCTAAACGTTCAGAAACTATTTCATGAGCCTTAGCCAAACGTTCATTAATAGGCATATTAGAATCAACTTCGCCACTAGCAACTTGAATAAGCATCTTGCCTTGCCAAGACTCAG